ACATTTACGTGTATAATAACCGGATCACCGGGGGGGAAAAATTTAACTAGGTTGCCCTAGCCAAAAAGGTGTACCCCGATGTACACAACATGTGTGTACTTGTCGCACCAATTTGTAGAAAAATATATGTGCCCTTAGATGTACATTGACGACACGAAATTACTTTTGTTTAAAAGTACGTCGTGATCCAACTTCTCTGGCCCACAAAGTTTAGGTTTATTACCAAGATCGACGTCCTTCGATACCTCCCAAGGGTATAATAATGGTGTCATGTAGAGTCGCCTACACTTATCAAGCGTAAAGCGTAAGGATCGGCTCTGTATTCTCTCCTCGTATGAGTTTACGATCGGGAACCGAGCATCTGGAGGATCCAGCGACCATAGATATTCACGGAAACCTTGAAGAAATAACAGCGTGTCGGGGTTGAAGGGGGCGGAGTAAAACAAACCAGATACTATTTTCGCATAAGCTTTATTCGAGCCATTTCTCGCTCGAACGAACGCACACTGACCCAGTGTCACTGTAAGGAGCTTCGCTGGGAGTGGACCCAGGGGTACTGTCTTTAAGAATGATGGTCTATCCTCAAGCGCATCCCTCAAACTTGCGAACAGGAATGGTGAGCACACTTGGCCACTCCATCTCGTCATCTCACCCGCCAACATTGACGCATCCATGGGCTGTGACACCCAATCTTTGAACAAGATTTTGGTATCATCCCCGAACATTCTGCACGCAATGCCGGTAAGGGCGACTTTACAATAGTTCTTGTTCAGTACGACCGCCCAATTCAACCAGTTCACCAGCGTCGTTATAATAGAACCAAACGGCGTGCCCGTGGGCATGCCCTTCAAGACCCTATAAACACCGCGGCCAGGAACAACCACGTTCTTAAACACAATGCCCGACATGAAAAACATGAAGTGTTTGTCAATGGTGTCGGACTTAGGGAAACAGGCGCGCAGCATCCCGAAAGCCAACACCATGTTTTCCTCAACGCACCGCCCATCATGGCAGCTAAGATCCGTTTCGAAAACTTCACAGCCCTCCATCTCTGAGAACTGGCCCGCGTAATTCCCGTGGAAGTCCGACTGGCCAATCCGGATCTCATTGGATGCATCATCCCAATTAATATATTTTAGCCCATCATACACTTTTGAGGCGTACGATAATTGGAATATCTTCGCTGGCCCCTCCGGCATCACCAGCGAGCGAGAGCGAAGAGGCTTGTCCACATTAATCTTCTGATTCCTGTTTCTACCACCAATCTTGTAAATAGAAGTGTCACA